TGTTTAGTCACAAGTGTTTTGATTCGGTCTGTTATCTGCTCGATTTTAGCAAAGTTTGAGTCAGACAAACCTTTTGATGTTTTAGCAGATTCAAGAGCGTTTCTAGCTTCTTCTAAAGCTTCTTCTGCCGTCTGAGTAACTGTTGAACCAATCGCACGAATCTCTTCGATTTTTGTTCGTTGGTCTTCAAGCTTCTCATTCATGCTGCTATCAAAACCTGAGAATCGATTGTCGATTTCATCCGACAAAGCGCGCTTGTTTTCTTCTGCTTTGGCTTTGATTAATTCGATACCGTCTGTGAATTCATCTTTGATATCCTTGACTTTTCGGTCAAAGGCAAGGTCAGCATTTTGAATTTCTTTAGCTAATTTCGCTTCAAAAATTCCATCTAGATGTTGAGTTTCATTCTTCACTGCATCACTCACGACATTCCCAATCGCATGTGCAAGACCAGATTTAAATTCACCAAAACCAATAGACTTCAATTTCTTAGCCATTGGTGAGTAGGTATACTTAGTGATTTTCTTCCTTACATCCAAATCGAATGTTTCATGGTATATACCTACCACATCAAACATCTGGACAGGTACATCACTACTACCAACCACATCAATCTCAAGGCTATCTTCCATGAGATCGCATAGGCTAGTTCTGAAATACTGCTTGCCATACTCTCTAAGGCTTGCTTCATCCTTAACATCTTGGTCATTGACTTCTACAACATCCTCATAAATCTGACTGTATTTGTTGATTAAGGGGCTATCTACAACCACTTTATAGTGCTTATCGACTGGATTTTCGCCCTCGCCACGTATGGTTGTGATGAAGGTGATGCGAGTCCTTAAAGACTTAGTAGATGTCTTATGCTCATAGCTAGACAAGTTCTTCTTATACATAAAAAGCGATTCATTTTCTGAACCGCCATTTTTTAATAACCGTACTTGATAACCATGTCTGACTAAATCACCACCCCACAAACCAACAATGGAATGTTTGTCCTTGGTGAGTGCTTCCATAGCATTCTTGCTATCGATATTAAAGGTGTGTCTATCCTCAATATCTGAAAAGAATGAGAATGGATTGCTACGAGTGATGCTTCCTGCAAAGTGACTTAATGCAGTTGAACCAGTCACTCTATCCAAGGAAATCGGATTGACAACGTAGTGATTTAACATCGTCATGACTTGATTAGCATAGACCTGAATATATCCATGTTTTTTCTCGACTTCGAAAATTACAAAGTCTTGCTCACCGTGTAGATCATCAGCAGTCAAGAATGTTTCTTCTCTAAGCCTTTGCCATAAGATGTTGTTTGTAGGAAATTTAAACGTTAACTGGTAGGTGCTATTTGCTTCTTGAACGATATCATCATCATAAGCAGCATTAAGAGGTATATTTCCTTCAGTTAAATAAATCATACCTTATACCTCCAATTCGGTTTGATTGTTACTTTACGGACATTCCCTGTAAAAGTAACACCTGTATTCCCTACTGGGATTTCAAAGAATCCTCCACGCTTTCTGAGAGTGTTTTGAACTACTCCAGTCGCATTGTAGATGTTCTGTTTACCTTGTCTACAATCGATTGTAGCTTTAGTATTTACAGTCAAATGCATGGTCTTCTGACCAATCGTAAGTGATACATCACCAGTTCCCTCAATCTCGACAACTGGTTCTGAATAAACGCTACCAGGATTTGTGATTGTACCTGGACTAGTTAGTACAACAGGTTCACTATTCTTTTGGTATCTGAACGGTTGCATCAACAACTTGACTTCTAATGTGTATGCGTGTGGTCCGTTTCGGTGGTAACTTGCTGAAATGTATTCAGCATAAAATAAAGAACCTGGTTGATATCCAAACTCAATTTCATTTTTCCCATCGTGGAATTTTTCAATAATGGTTGAAATGTCGATAAGTTTTGGAAGATAGAAAGAAACTGTGCGCTCATAACTTTTATACGAGCCATCTAACACACGATAGCTTCCATTCATTCCATAAATATCAACTATTTCAGATGTTTTAGGTTCTGCACACTCACTTATCCCAAAATCAGTAACCACACTATGAGGGATGGTGGATGTATTGAAACCATTAATTATAAGGAAAAACATTAAATCCCCTCCCTTGCATAAATTGATCCATGGTTTTTATAAGTAGTTAGTGAGATTTTATCACCGTCCAAGTAAGTGTCTGAAGGTTTTTCAAGTATAGCAGTAAGTAATTTTTCTAAACTTGACCTCAGAATCGCTATCTCAGACACGACTTCTGCCATATCTTGACCATTGTTTGTGTTCTTATCGCGTACTACAATTTTTTGTTGTGCTTTTTCCATTTCTCGTAGGAATTTTGCATCACTTGGAATACCAATGCCATTTGCGTACTTAGGAATTCCCAAGCTACGCATTAAGCGTTTTGTCTTATCAGCTCGTAAGACTTTTGAACCTTTTGGAAGTGGTAACAATACATCTCTGCCTTCTGGAACGAAGCTACGTCCGTCTGGTAGTGTAACCATTTCCTTGTAGGTGCTATTTCTTTGGTCATTGACCACTGCAAGTCCACCTGGGTGGTAATTTGTACCATGAGCGTGCTTGCTTGCAAAAACATTAGTGAAGAAGTTACCAGTTACACTATCAATCCAGCTCTTAATACCTGAAAGAACACCAGAAGCATTATCTTGTGCGTTGATAGTAACTGTCTTGTCTTGGATACTGTTCACACCAGATTGAACTTGACTTACTGTTCCTTGTGTGCTATTTTGAGCAAAGATATTGACTGGGGTGTATTGTTTAATCGAGTTGATTGCTCCACTCGTTTCTAAACGTACACCTGAAGTTTGGTCAGCTGCAAACAAATTGATAGGAGCTTCTTGTTTAGGAGAGTTCACACTTACGATTGCACTTCCTACTGCAACACCCGTATTATCTACTGCATCTAATGACTTGGTTTGAGCAGATGCTAAATTCCACTCTCCAATTTTATCGATTGATAGTTGACCGTTGTATAAAACATTCCCAGGGTTAACCTGTAAGTCTTTTGTGAATGGTGTAAGAGCATTCCAGTTGGTCAATGTTTCAGTAGAACGAGCAACTGCACTTCTGAATTTATCATCAGTAGCAAGCAGCTCTTTTTGTTTTGGAGTAAGTGCTTCATAGTTTTTAAGAGCTTTCGTCGCTTCATCTGCCTTGCTCATGATGTCATTGTTCTTCAAAAGAAGTTCTTTGACTTCTGCTGGCATATCGTTCCAAATCTTGAGGTTTTTCTCGCTATCAAAGATAGCTTGCATACCTGCTTGGTTCTTAACGATGACTTGTTTTTCTTCAAGGCTCATGTCTTTCCACTTGCCTGACTCTACAAGTGCTTCAGCAATGGTAACACGAGCGTTTGAATTGATTTCTGCAGTTTTAGCGATGAACTGTAATTGCTCCCAGCCTTCTGCAGATTTAGCGGCTTCTCCAATGACTTCCTTAACGTTTGACTTGACTTGGAAATTACCGTTCTTATCGATATTCCCAACCAACAATGACCAAGCATCGTTGGCTTCTTTGACTTCTTTGTTCATCTCGCTAGTATATTTAGCGAGAATACTGTGAGAATTGCCTGCTTTTTGAGATGCTTCTGCTGCCTTACGTCCGATTTCTTCATAAGATAAACCGTATTCTTCTAAAGCCTTCTTAGCTTCTTCCCAATAGTTCCAACTTTGGCCAGTTCTGGACTTAACTTTTTCATCCAGTTCCTTCATAACTTGGTAATACTTGCTCCCCAAAGCTTCCATAGTTTGTGTATGCTTTGATTCAACTTCTTGCATTCTCTTGTTATAAGTCTCTTGGTCAATAGCTTTACCGTCCAACAACTCTTTCAACTCACTCTTGGATGTTTCATAGAGTTTCTTCTCTTCATCCATGGCTTGTTTCAAAACATCTCTAGTATGTTTTAATTGCGTTTCGTTTAGCGAGCTGATTTTACCATTTAAAGCTTGAAGTGCTGCTGTTTGTTGTTCTTCAGACAAACTCATCAACTTTAACTTAGCTTTAATCATCTCGTTTTGGTTATTCAAGATGATTTCTTTTTCTTCTTTAGAAAACTTACTAGCATCGCCATTATGACGTTGGTAAATTTCATTGATTTGGTTCATCATTGCTTCTGTATTTGAAACAACTTGACCATTTCTTTCTTTGGCTTTGGCGATTTGCTCTTCACTCAATCCCCACTTAGCACCCAGCTCTTCCATTCTGTGATTGCTTTGGTCTGCTGCTGCTTGAATGTCTTCATAAAGCTTTTTAAAAGCTCCTGAGACTTTTTCAACATCTCCAGCGTGAGTTCCAAAGTTTGCAACTGCTGTACTGGTTTCGTCAACTGTCTTCTGGAAGTTTTTCAACTCACCTTGTGCAGTACTACTTAACTGCGAGCCAAACTCTTCAGTCTTGATTCTAGCCTTATCTTTCTCGTTTCCGAGATAGACAAGACCTGTAGTTGCTAAAGCAAGACTGCCAACCATCAATCCTAAAGGATTTGCAAGCAAACTCATAGATGTACCTAACAACCCTGTTGATGATGAAGCTGATACCGTAGCAGTCCCAAAGGATGCCATACCAGAGCTTGCAAGTTGAAATGCAGAGGTTAGATTTCCAGTTGTTTTAAACGCTTGGAAGGTTTTAGCCATTAAGGATATTCCACCTACTGCTTTACTTGTTCCTTTGGTCAACCATCCTAATGCTTGAGTTAAGCTACCAATAACACCAATACCTTTACCAAATATTGATAGAGCTGGTCCAGCTCCTGCTGCTAAAGCACCCCATTTCAGGATATTTCTTTGTTGTTCTTCAGACATCGAACTAAACTGTTTAGCCATCTTAGCCAGTGTATCAATCCAAGGTTTACCTGCTTTCAATCCGTCTCGTAGCGCCTTTAATAAAGGTCCACCAAACTCAATAGCTAGGTCGGTAATTTGGTTTTTAAACATTTTCAACTGAGATTCAGTAGTCTCATATCGTTTGTTTGCTTCGTTGGTTAATGCAGTATTTTCTTTCCATGCTTGGTTAGAACGATTTACTGCTGCACTCATTTTATCCGATGACAAAGCAAGAGATTTAAGCATATTTCCTTGCCTAATCCCTGTCATGCCTAATTTCATCAAGATAGCATCCATGTTTGCGCCTTTTTCATGCGCTGTATTAAGACCTTTGATAAATGATTGCAAAGCTTCAGCCGGTTTTTCTTTCCACGCTTGTTGGAACTCTTCTGATGTTGTTCCTGCTACTTTAGCAATCAAAGCTAGATCATCTGCTGAATCCTTAGTTGTCAATGAAACTGCATTACCGATAGCAGTTAGTGTTTGAGTCATTGCAGTACCACCTGCTTCTGCTTCAATCCCTACACTGCTCATGGCAGTTGCAAGACCTAATATTTCTGGAGCAGTCAATCCTGCAAGTTTACCACCTGCTGCCAAACGATTTGTCATTTCTACGATGTCTTTTTCGGTTGTAGCGAAGTTGTTACCGAGGTCAACAACAGATGCACCGAATCGAGAATATTCGTCCGATGTTAGACCTAGAATGTTTGCAATCTTGGCGATTGCAGTTGCAGCATCTTCAGCGCTCAAGTTGGTTGATTCTCCCATGTCGATCATAGTACGTGAGAATTTAAGGATATCATCTGCCTTAATACCAAGTTGTCCTGCCACTTCTGCTACGTTTGCAATTTGAACTGCACTAGCTGGCAATTCTTTTGCCATTTGACGGATACCGTCTGACAAGTTTTTATAAGAAACTGTGGCAGTTTCATCTACTGTCTTTTTAACTCCTGCAAACGCAGATTCATAGTCGATTGCTGCCTTAGTAATCAGACCAACACTTGCAACCAATGGAGCAGTTAATCCAGTAGTTAACTTTCCACCGAGCGTTGAAACATTATCTCCAAACGCTTTAATCTTATCCCCACCCTTAATCAAACCATCTCCTAGTTTGTTTATACGGGTGGCGAAACTGTTTTCCTTACCCACTGCAATCAATGCTTGCTCAACACGTCTAAGTTGTCCTTCCATTGCTGCTAACTTAGCATTTTCACGCTCAATATCTGCAGCTGCTTTATCGAACTTAGCAGTGCCTGGTTCGAGTTTATCAAAACTCTTTTTCATTTCATCCAAGACTTTTTTCTGTGATCCAATCGCTTGTCCTAAAGTCTTGTATTTTGCTTGTAGTAAGTCTGTGTTTTTTCCATTATCTTTCAGAGAACTATCTAGCGCCTTAACGTTGCTTTGAAAATACTTTACTGCATTCTTAGCACCATTAAGTGTAGGATTAAACTTTGATACGTCCAGCCCTAGCTCAATATACATTTGTCCTAGTGGCGTTCCACCTGCCATTCTAATCCTCCTTTTTTAAATTGTTTCCAGAAAGTCAGCTAGGTCCATTACTTCCTCTTTCTTAGCTGATTCTGTTTCGCCAATAACTCCCATTAAATCCTCCCAGCTCGTATCCATGACATCACGAATGCTCATACCGTATGGACCTTCAGTAGCTTGTTTGACGAATCCATAGAACCTTTTTAGTGCTTCTTTTGGTTCTATTTTTTCCCCTTTGGGTCAACATCACCAATGAGATGAGAGTAAATGTCTGTGAAAACTGCAAAGATGTCAGACATATCTGTGAATTCTAGCAGTTCATCCACTTCTACGTCTTCAAACAGTGATGCAATAAACTCCAACTCTTTATCGAGCTTTTCTACTTCAGATAAATCATCGTTTAAAGCTTCATTCATGATCAGGTAGTTACGATAATCTTTGGTAGTGATTTCCTTACTAGTCTTTTGAACATCTTGTCCTTTTTCATTTTTAATTAAAAATTTAACCGTAGCCATATTCTTTCCTTTCTAGAAATAAGATAAAAAGAGAGCTTGCGCTCTCTTTCTACCCTGCAACAACCATTTTAAGTTGACCTTTGAATTTCTTGAGTTTTTCTTCGTCTTTACCAATGTACTTGATGTAGTAGAGACCAGAAGTGTCTGTATCGTCACTTGCAATAGCTGAGAAGCTCAAGCTATCATCTGGAAGTTCTTCTTGTTTGTCTTTAAGAGTTTCAAGTTCTTCAGCATCCATTGAGAATTGACCTTTGAAGAAACCAACTTGTGCTTGTGTACCATCTGCTGCTTTAGATTCAAGCATAACTGAGCAGTATGGAGCTACTGTATCAGCGCCAATACCGATGATATCATCCTTGATTGCATGGCCAAGGATTTTAGCAAGTACAGTTGCAGGGATGTCAACTGCAGTCATTTCCATCTTAACATCACCAACACCGCGGTTTGATACGTGGTAAGCAACGTCACTACCATAGGTTTTTACTGGATCACTTGCAAGACCTGAAATCTTAGCAGTACGAGTCGCACCTTTACCAGTTTGACCTTCGATTACAAAAAGGTTTTGTCCAAGTGTTGGAGTAGCGTTCCCATCCAACACACGAACTGTCATACGTTTAAAACCAACTAATGCCATTTATAGCACCTCTTTCTTAATTTTTAATATTCTTCATATAGAGCGCTCCGACCTTTATAGGTCCGAGCATCTACGTAGCGTTTGATTTCTGGAATCCATTCATCTAATCCTCCAGAGGTTTGATAGAATCCTTGTTCTTCCATAATCTTTTCAATTTTTCTTTGGAGTTCTTTACACTCCACACGGTTCTTTGACTCTACATTAATTTGATAGAGAAAAACCTTTGCTAAACTTGTATCACTGCCACTTACTGCCTGCATTGGTGAACCAACAGGTTTAATGACAATACTTGTCTTGTCATTTGGTAAAGTTTCAGGGCGTTCAAATGACTTGATACTAATACCAGCTAAAGTCTTATCTTCTTTCAAAGCATTGTAGAGTTCTGTTAGCTTATCTTTAATCATCTAAATCCCTCAATCTTTAAGTGGTTAGCAATACGATATTTATATTTTTGAGCATTTGATTCTGAAAATCGTCTGATAACACCGAAACCTCTTGGATGTGCATTCTTAGCATACCCAAACTCGTTCAAGTGGACTAAGCGCCAACGTGAACCAGCACCAAAACCAATCTTAATGACTGGAACTCCTACAGGAAGACCAGTCACACGACCAGCTGTTGCACTTTCGATTGTGTCTCCTTTGTCTTTAAAAACTAATAAGGCATCTTTAAAATCTTCCAGTGTCTCGTTTGCTGCTGCTTTTAATGCTCGACTAGTTGCACGCTTAACCTTTGCATCTCCAAGGCGCATTTCAAGGTTTCTCAGAACATCATCAAAACCTTTTAATTCTGCACCACTAGACATTCTGACCACCTCCGATAATGACTATCAAAAAATCCCGATTGTCATAATCAGGACGTATATCGATTATTTGCCATTTTTTGTTGGCCAAGCGAATATCTCCCATTTCAACAAAATGTTGATTTTCTGGTTGATAATCTGCTAAAGGATCACGAATTTTCAGAGTCATTTTTGCTCTCATCGACTTACCACTAGCAATCTCAATATCTTTCATGCTAGGTGAGTAAACTTTCCCCATTGTATAAAAAGCTTTTTCAAAACTCACATCTCGACCATCTACTCCATCCTCAACTTTAGAAGTATAGAAAGTTAAGGGGGTTCTTAAATCTCCATTTTGAGCTTCAGGCTTTTTATCACGATACTGAGGTTTATTCTTCTGGTAACTCAATTTTTGCAACTACTTCTGTTTTTTCTTCGCCCCATTCAACAAATCCAGGCAAGATAGAATTGATTTCTTCAAATCGTTCTCTTGTTTCTTCAAATGTTGAACCTACTGGACGGAACTGACCTTCTTTAAGGTCAAAGAATTCTTTTAAAACCCTAATCACGTTATTCCTCCGCTTTGTAATTTTCAAGAGATAGCGCCATTAAATCCCCTTGGAAGTTTTCGTAGAAGAACTCCACTTGGTCATTATAGACGTATCTAGCACGCTCCAAAATTAACTCTCGAACTCGTGGTTCAGTTGGACGCTGACTTCCAACAAGGCTAAGGATGTTAGCTTCAGAGCTTTCCAACATCCGTGAGAGGTTCTTGTCCTCTCCACTATGAAAAATCCTCATCCGCTCCTTGAAAGGTTTAAGGAGTGGATGAAGTTCTACTTCTGAAGTCATGATCTAACCCCTAAATTAAGCTTGAGGGAGTTGCAAAGTCCAAACTGCAGCAGTCTTTTCGTCGTGTGCTTTACCGTAAGCAAATTGTTTAGCAGTGTAGAGGTTCAAGTCTTCAAGAGCGTAAGTTTCTGTGAAGCGACCAAATTCAATTCCACCACCTACAAAGGCATCGTAACGCCCTTTAACAAATGTAGTGACTTTACCAGCTGTTTGCGCTACTGATTCAACCAAGATAAGGTTGTAAGGCATAGCAGTGATGTATACACCTTGAGCATTCAATGAAGTGTATTGTTTCTTCACATCCCAAGCATCAGCTGGGTTAACAACCATTACAAGATTGCCTTCAACTGCGACTGGAGTAGTTCCGTCTGCTTTTGTTGAGTGGTATTTGTAAACCTTAGTCAATTCTTTTACTACTGTTGCTGAGTCAGCAAATGTAAGTTTTCCAGTTTGTGCTGTCTTTTCAGCGTAAGTTGTCTTATCACCTGCAACAGTACCTGTAAGTGTACGAGAAAGACCGATTGGTTTGTTATCACCGTCACCATTCAAGAATGCTGCTTCGAGTGCTGCTGCAAATGCTTCTGTGATTTGAGCAGATACGAATGATTGCAACCAAGCTGGACCAAATTTTTCGGCATCTTTTGGAATTACAACGAAGGCGGTCAATTTGTTTTGAATTGTTTCTTCGTCTTTAAATTCCTGTTTAAGTTGTCCTTGAATTGCTCCGTTGATTTTGCCCCAAAGCGCTTGGCCAGTTTGCTCTGATTTAAGGAATTTCAAACGGATACCAGCGTTTTTGAGACCGATATGTTGAAGCAATGGACGAGCTTGAATCATGTCGTCAAAGATGCGATCAATAGTTTCTTGTGGGAAGAGTTTTTCAACTCCCTTAGGTGCAGCTTTTTCAATATCATTGAAGAACTCACGAGCTTCAGCGGTAAGTTTAGCATCGTATGGGTTCAAAGTAGATACTTCTTCACGAGCAGCGTCACGAGCTTGAGCCATCATTTCATTACTCATTGACTCAATCATGTCATTGTAAAGTTTGGCTTGCTCTTCTTGAGGTGCTCCAGTTGATACAGCGTTCAAGAATGCTTGACGTTGTGTTTCAAATTCATTAGATAATTTCATTGTCATTATGTTGTGTTTCCTTTCTTAAAACATAAAAAGACCGAACCCTTTTGGAACAGTCTTGTCAGTGTTATTTTCTGGACTTTCTGGAAAATTGAATTTTTTCTGTACAAATTCGCTATTTTCAAAAGTCTCTTTTGCGATTTGTCGAGCTTCTAGCTTATTAGCTACCAGCTCAGCGATTTTATCAATATCTGGAGTCATTGCTGACTTCATCTTATCAATAAAATCACTTGGAATCATAGGAGTTTCACTAGCTACTAAAGTAGGTGCAAATTCGTTTGTAAACATAATTTTGTCTACAAATCCATGGTTCAAAGCTGATTCTGCATCAAACCATGTTGTTTTATCCATTAGTTCAAGTAATTCGTCTAGCGCTTTACCTGTCTTATGAACATAAGCGTTTGCGATGGATTTGTTAAATCCTTCCAGAACTCCTGCTTCATGAAGTAGAGTGTTGTGGTCTCCACTTACATTTGATGATACATTGTGAATCATGATTTGAGCAGTAGGACTGATTTCAACTGTATCTCCTGCCATTGCAATCACACTTGCTGCGCTTGCTGCAATGCCGACAATCTTAACAGTTACATCGCCTTGATATGAGCGTAGAGCAGTATAGATTTCACTACCTGCATAGACATCTCCACCACCTGAATTAATATGAACCTCAATCGGTTCACCAGTCTCAGGAAGGATAACATCTTTTGGTGCAGTAGCTTCCCACTCGAACCAGTCATAAATCCAACGTTCGTCGTTAGAAATAATCGTCCCTTTAATCTGAATTATCTTCATCTACTTCCGTACCTCCTTTCTCTTCTATTTCACCAAGTTGATAATTCTTGGTGATTAGAGGCTTGTCGCCCCATGGTACGGCTTCAAGGCCAAGCTCTGCACGAACCTCGTTAATGAGCATTGAACCAGATGAAACTAGCTTATCGATACTTTCAGCAAGAGCAAATTTATCTCTCTGACCTTCTCCGACAATTACGAATCGTTTATTGTCATTGTAGGCGCTTCTTGAAAGTATTGAATAATTTAAAGCATCGCTTATTTTCTTCACTAGTGATTGGTAGCAAAAGCTATTAAACATCTTACGACTGTTTTCTAAGTCAGCCATTTCACCATGCAACAAAGCGGTTGGAATTCCCAAAATTTCAGCAACTTCATCATCTGACTGTCTACGTATTTTTTTTAATTCGTCAACTGACATCGTTGATGTTCCTGTTGTATTCGTCAACTCTGAATATTCCATCCCTGATTGAGATGGAACGATTGCAATGGTTTTATTGCTGAATGACTTAAAGAGCAAATCTGCATAAGATTTTAAATTTTCTAGTTTTTCTTTGTCAAAACTACCATTTGTTTTGGTATTTAAAATCCCACGTATTTGATTATTTCTAGCTATCGCATCAACCATTCTTGAGTGAAGTTTTTCGTAATCTGTAAACAAGTCTGATACATACTCTTGAAGTCTATTATTGTTGTACTGTAAGAAAATGACATCGCTCATTTTGAAACGAGATTCAAATGTATAACCTCTGCAAGTGATAGACTCGAATACATCGTCAAATACAGCGTACTTGGTACGTATGTAAGAATCAGCTACAAGTAGTTGGTCATCTTTTGTCAAGAAAATCAAAACTTCATTCTTTGTGATCAGTCGGTATACTACCTTCTGCCAGAAATCTGAAGCTGATTCATTTTTGTTAGGTCTGACATTTAGCAAATAATTCCAATCGGAATGCTTCGCCTTATCTTTTTCAAGATATTTAAACTCAGACTTTGCAAAGATACGAGCGATAAACTCAGCTGACTTATCAACTGCAAGACTTTTCAAGTAAAGATTACCAAACATTCTTTCCAGTTCTTCAAACTCAAAACCAGGTTCTGGTACTTCGCGCTTAAATAAATTTAGCCATCCCAAGGCACATCCTCCTTTCTTTAATTACTTTGCCTACCACCCACCCAAAAATTAATAATTCCAATCTGTCAGCACATCGAGAAATTCACTTACATTTGATTCTTGTATCAATTCTCGTTTATAGAGCGCTGCAATCATGGCATGAAATCCATCTGTCTTTCTTCTGACAGGTTCTTTCTTCAAGAAACGTTTATTCCCGTCTTTATCCTCCTTGACATAAGTATTATCTGTATACCAAATCATTGAGTTATCATTCTCAAATATAAACCTTTCATTTGCAAAACCATCTTCAATGATTGGTGCTACTTTAGATTGAATCGCTCCTGGATTTCTTAAAAACTCATAATCAAATCCTGCTTCTTCAAGAAGTGGTTTTAACAAGTCCATTCTAAAACCGTCAGCACATACTAGCTCTATTTGATAGTCTCTGCTCCATTCATTTAATTTTTCAACCAATAAGCGAGGGTCGATACTAGGACCATCCACAATCGTAAATAAACCTTTATCTGCCCACTCTTGAATAGGAGCTTTAAGCTTGAATGCGTTTAAGAATGCTTTTCGAGCAAATGAGTGTTGTTTCCAAATAAAATCATCGCCATTTTTAAATAATAGACCGACACTTGCAAAATCTCGAATACTCGCATAGTCGAACCCTGCAACACATGACCGACCTTTTAATTCGATTCCTGGTTCACGTAAGCAAGCAACTAATTTCTCACGAGATGTAACATCTTTTTCAAGGTCTGCTTCTGGAAGGTTCATTCGTTTTGTCATAAACTCTTGTCTTCCAGACGGTTCAAGTTCGAGATCATCATAGTCAGCTTTTGTGCGAGCAAGTAGTCTTTTTGCGTAAGGTGTTGTTTCATCCAGCATTGGATTTGCTTTTGACCAGTTCTTCATGTCATCCACTTCTGCTGCATCATCTAGTTTGCAGATAAAAGGGAATAATCTAAAATCTTCTACTTCTCCATTCAAGATTTGCATAGATTTCTCTATCATCTTGTCATAGAACCCCTCACGAACATGGCCATTTGTACCGTTGTAAAATGTCCGAGCATGAGCAATTTTACCAAGACCAGACCTTTGAATTTTAACCGCTGAGTCATTTTCAAACTGGTGTATCTCGTCAAATTCTAAACAACCATCACGAGCTGAGTCCATTGTTTTAGGATTGTTTGTCCTAAAAGAAAAGACTGAGTTATTTGCTCGACCTATGATTGACATCTTAGTTAAATAGAAATGGTCCTCTAATCCTCTTCTTTGGATTGTTTCATAAACTTCCTCAAAGGAAACTTTACCTTGTTTCTCAGAATTGGCTGTGATGGTTACATCGTAGTCTCTGATTGGATATAAAGGACTGATGAAGAAATTATCCCTTGCTGACATAAAACCATTCTTACCGCCACCACGAGCAAGTGTGTAGAGGTATTCATCAAATTGAGGTTCTCCATCTGATTTTCTAAATAGAAAAATGAATGGAGTTAAGAATAGCTGATATTTAGCAAGAGGAAAAAAGTTCTTTTCTGCAAATCTTATAAACTTATCGATTAATTCATTATCGAAGTATAAATCATCACGAGTGTATATTTTCTCTTTGATGATTTTAAACAGCAACTTTCTTTCATGATTGACAACAATTTTACCTTTCTCTGCCAGTTCGATATATTCATCAACAAGCGGATGAGAAATCATAACAGTTCACTTCCTGGTCCAATTTTCTCAACAGGAGAATTTTCTACCTCAAAATCAAACGAGCGCTCAATGGCTAGTAGCTGATTGCTTGTTGTATTGATTTCCTTGATAAGAGAATTGGCTTTTTGGAATCTTTGTTGTCCGTTGTGTACTGTAATGACCAATCCGTCTTCATGAAGTTTGGCTTTCAGCTCATAGAGTAGCCTGACGAGATAAAGATAACGATTCACTTTTTCGTACTGGATCGCATCCTTTTTTCTAGGACTAAAATAGCCGATTTTAGAAAGTAGCTGATTTTCTAATTCTTTTATATTTTTTTCTGAGTATTCTTCCATTACCCCCCACCCCTTTTAATTTTTCGTTAAAAATTTGGACAGTTGACCCCTCCCACCGGTTCCCAAAACCTTTAAAAGACTCGATTTTTTTGACCGGGGGGTGTTATTCTCCCCAAAATTCATCGGTCCTGAAATTCTTATCTTGCATTTTTTTTGATTTTCGGAACTGAAAGCGTCCGTGTCTCTTATTGTGACACTCCTTACATAATGTTCTAAGGTTATCTATATCAAGAGCAAACTCTGGATAGAACTCTAGCTCCTTGATATGGTCAACCTCAAGGTTGTCGATTGTGGTTCTTCCTTCAGCTTTACACCAAACACATTCGTTATGATCACGTTCGAGTGCTAACTTCCGAAGTTCTCTCCAGTCTCTTGAATTATAAAACTCTGTTCTGTCTGCTCTGGTTGAAACTTCAATCATTTCCGTGATGTAGAAACTTTCAGTTCAAACTCATTAAGTTTGTCAAGGCAATGGTTTAAATAATTAAGTGCTTCAGCTGTCTCTTTAGCAAGTTCACGAAACTCTGAATTATTTTCGATTTCAACACAGATTACCATTTCTCCTAATGGCTTTTGTCTATTGGTTGTTTTATTAAATAGCCTTTTAAAAATACCTTTCATAATTATGTAACCTCCTTTATTTTCACTCTCTCAATTCCTTGTTTTACATATTCTAGTGAATTCGTTACATACAAAATAATTCAGATTTATCAAGCACTTATCTCGTATGTGTGAAATGAAATCATCATAACCTCAAAACAATGAATTGATTATTAAATTAAAAAATTAAAAGCCTTGAAACTTAGTCATGGCTCTGTCTTGTGAATCTTGATTTTTACCAATATATCGTAAAGAAATACTCTGGCTTGAATGGTTGAGCAAGTCCATAATTAATGCTACATCCTTGGTTTGTTCGTACATAAATAAACCAAAGGTCTTTCTCATTGAGTGAGTAGCTATGTTTTCTAAACCAACTTCTTCAGCAGCTTTCTTTATAATCTTGTATGCCGTGTTAGGTTTGATATGCTGATGCTTTCCGTTTCTGCTTGGAAAGAGGAAGTCTTCATCTTTTTTATCTTTGATGTATTGCCTCATAGCATTCTTGAATTTCTTTGGCATCTTTCGTTTAGTTGGCTTGTCTGTCTTTTCATCGACGATCTGGACATGCCAACCTTTAACGTGCTTTACTTTCAGTTTAACGATATCACCAATACGAAATCCCAGATTAACACCAGAAAGGAAGAGCATGAGGTTACGTTGTCTATCTGACTCCTTGACTGCACTATGCAACGTCAGCCATTCAATCATAAGCTGAACATCATCTCTGTTTCTAATTGGTTCAACAACTACCACATATCCTCACCTCCTTTTTTAGTGCACAAAAAAAGCAGAGCTTCTCTCTGCCTTTTTTCTTCATGATATTAGTTTACTACTTTCTTTTTGTCAATTCTATATGTTT